AAACATCATATTGATGGAGCATATTTACCTGATGAGGGAAATTGGTCTAAAGCAATGTTAAATAAAATGGATCTAGAAGATTATCCTTATTATTTATTAGATGAAAGAGAAACTCCAAAGCTTAACCTATCAGGAGATTTAAGTATTAGAGAGATGTTTGACGATTACTTGGAAGTTGGAAAAGGTGATCCTGATGCATGGGAAGCAATGATGCTAGGAGATACTAGATATTATACAAATCAGGATGGTTCAATAGATAAGAAAAAACAAGGTAAGTATTATGCAGCTTCTCATTGGAAATTTAATCATTTTAATCCAATATGGTCAATTGCATCAGCATTTCATCCTGCATCTTGGCCAATATATGCTACTACAGGAGCAATGAAATTACCTGGTGACGTAAAAGATCTTACAGAAGATCCATCATGGGGTAATGCAGGAAATGTTGCTTTTGACTTATTAGAAATAACTCCAGCTGCATATACTGCTTGGAAAAATGTTGCTGGACCTATTAAAAACGCAAGTAAAAATATATCTTCGGGTATGAAAGGAGTAAGAGGTAAGGGATCATCTCAAGAGATATGGAATGGATATGTCTGGGTACCATCTGCTGAACAAACTGCAGTTAGAAGAATTAAAGAAGCATATAATAATGTGAAAAGTCTTAGACATGATGCTAAGAATAAAGTAAAAGGAGCAAAGACAAAATTAACAGAAATAGAATTGAAAATGAAAAACATGCTTAGAAATTTTGAAAGATTAGGTTTTGATTCAAAAGCATTACACGATGAAGCATATTTGGACATGTATGTAGAATATAATAAATTTTTGAGAGGTACTAAAGATCAGAAAAAAATAATAAAAGATTATACAGATGAGTTTATGGAGATGAACGAATTCTATAATAACAAAGGAGGTGATAAATGGGATTTCTTTTTAGATCAAATAAGACAAGGTAAACAGATTGATGCAGCTATGATACAAAAACATATGGGTAAGAGTATGTATGATAGATTTAGAAATTTAACTAAAACATTTAAGACAAGAATTAATGATCCAACAAGAAATTTATAATGAAAAAAAAAATAATTGAATAATAATTTGGAAGTTATATATTTTTGTTTATAACTTTGCAACTAAAAAGTAATATATGAAAGATCCCATTGAAGGTTTTAATCAAATGTCAGAAATAGATAGAATAGAAGCTGAGAGAAAGCTACTAGATACAGCTTTCAGAAACTCGTATAAAATTATAACAGGAAAATTAACATTTGAAAATATCATAGAAGAGACAGGACAATTCTTAATAGCACACAATCCTGATAAAATAATCAAAAAAGATGATTTAATAAACATGATGAGTTACTTCACTGAAACAGAAGAATATGAAAAATGTGCAAAAATTAGAGATATAATAAAAACTCATAAAGAAGAAAAACAAGAGATCTATACTCAAGGAATCAATAACATTTTTGATAAATTTATTAAAAAACCAAAAAAATAAATTACTTTAAACTTTATTTATTTAAACTTTTTTTGTATCTTTGTAATATATTAATCTTTAAAACCAATTATAATGGCAAAGAAAACCAAAGAGAATGCAACTCTAAATGCAGAAGAACAAGCGTCAAAAGAAAAAATGGATGCTAAAAGAGCAGAAGTTACTGCTTGGTACAAAGAAAGTATGGTACATCTCAAAGTTCAATTAGAGTATGAAACAATTCTAAAAGACATTGAAGCTGCTAGAGCAGAAAGAGTTCAACATCAAATGTTCTTATCACAAGCTATGGCTGGTCCAGAACAACCTAATACTGTACCTGCTAATGTAACAACTAAACAATCCACAAACTCACAATCACAAGCCGGTAGTGATTGGGATGCTAACGGTGACGTAGCACCCCCTAAGAGAACACTTAAGCAGAAAACAAATGTATAGTATTGAAAAAATAAAACGTGCCATGGCTCATAAGAATTATAAATTCTTTGAGTCTGGTTCGTATAACCTTAATATTATAGGGATTAGAAATAGTGAAACAGCTAATAAAGTAACAAATAAATTTGATGATAAAATAACTTTATCTTATAAAGATGAAGATGATAACTGGCAATATCATGAATTTGATTGTACCACTGATCCCGGAACTCATTATATGGATAGTCCAATATTAAAAAACACTGGATGTGCAATTTTAGTACCAGGACAATATAGAGGATCTCATAAGATTAGAAAACATCAAGGTAGATATGAAGCTTTAGGACAACAAAGAAAAGTAAAAGTTTATCGTGATAATAATAGAGATGACATATATAATTTAAATACAGAGTCTATTGATGAAGGCTTATTTGGTATTAATATACATAGAGCTACTAAATATGCTGGTAAAAAATCTTCACAGGTTGATAAATGGTCAGCAGGATGTCAAGTAATTGCATCTAATGATGACTGGACTAAATTTATGAAGATATGTAGAAAAGCTAGAGATATTTGGGGTAATAACTTTACATATACATTACTAGAATCTGATGATATACCTACATCATGGCTCTCGTAAATAAAGTTGATAAAAGAATTAAGATACAGAAAGATGGTGCCATTAAGTATCAAATCATCACTTTCTGTTTCTTAAACGATATACAAATTAGTTCATCTGATCTTTTATGTTTAACTGAATTAGCTAAATTAGGAAGTTCTGAAGTAACGACATTCTGTAAATCTATTTCAAAAATGAATATCTTTAAAAGTCCGCAATCTTGTAGAAATGCTATTCAAAAAGCAAAGAAAAAGAATCTGGTCATTAAAGATAAAAAGAATATTATGATTAATCCTGATATGAAAATACAAACAACAGGTAATATATTCTTAGATTTTAAAATACTTGGAGTAGACTAGTGATGAATATAGAAGAAGGAAAGATACACCTATCTCCTAAAAGTTATAAAGATTTCTATAAAGAAATTGCTGAAGAATGTGAAGTACATCCAGATTTAGTTGATGATTTAGTCAGATTCTTTTATGATAAGGTCAGAAGAGAGTTAGAAGATTTAAATCATTCTAGGATTTTACTCCCCAATCTTGGAACATTTATAACTAGGAAAGGTAGATTAGATAGAGCAATTAAAAGACATAAGGATATGTTAGGTAATATGGAAAAGATAACATATAAAGGTTATCATGATCATTTACCTCTTAAGAGTAAGCTAGATAAGATGGTTAAAGCTTCAGATAGAATATCCAAAGAACAAGAACAAAAAAACCAATGGAAAAATGAGAATAAATAAAATATTAAATGCAGTAAAAAACATTGATAAAGTATATGAAGGCGTTAAAAATAAGATGTTTAAGAAATCTTATATTGAAGATATTGCCAACTATAGATGGAAACAATGTAAAACATGTCCACATTTAGACCTTGAAGGTACAAAATGTGCAATACCTCGTACTAAACCTTGTTGTGGAAAATGCGGATGTAGTTTAGAACTTAAACTCAGATCAATGTCAACTGACTGTCCACTTGAAGGAGATCAAAAAAGATGGGATGTAATAATGGATGCTGAACAAGAAAGTTTATTACTAAAGAATTTAGAGAAACAAGATAAAAAAGTTTAGATGAGCCCTGAAGAAGTAGTAAATAAGCTTAGAGTAAGTTTTTTTACTGATGATTGGTTAAGAGAAGGTATGAGGGTAAATAGATTGTTTGGATTAAAAGAACTGATTGATAAATATTTAAATGAGGATACTATTATGTGTGAAATAGGTTCATTTGAGGGTGCTTCATCTGAACTCTTTGCTTTAACTTGTAAAGAGGTACATTGTGTTGATATTCTATTTCAACCAGCTTTTATAGAAATGGAAAAAAGAAGAAATAATATAATTAAAGTTACTGAGTGGAGTAAAGATGCTGTAAATATGTATAAAGATAGATTTTTTGATTTTATTTATATTGATGCATCACATCATTATGATGCAGTAATAGAAGATATTAATAATTGGAAAAATAAAGTAAAAGTTGGTGGATATTTGGGAGGACATGATTATTTAGAATCTGAAGGTTATACAGATGTTATTAAAGCTGTAAGTGAAGTATTTAATAAAGATGAAGTAGAGGTATTTGAAGATTCAAGTTGGATCATAAAAATTAAAGAATAACAATTATGGCTGTAATATTTAAAGAAAATGGACACGTATATGAGAGTTTAGATGAAAATCTTGAGAAAGATAAAATAGTTTGGACTAGTGTTACAACTTTTATAAATAAATTTAAACCTAAGTTTGATGCAAAAGCACAAGCTAAGAAGTCTTGTAAAAATAAACGTTCAAAGTGGTATGGTCTTAAACCTAAAGAAGTTACTGATATTTGGAAAAAAGAATCAGATCGTGCTATTAAATTAGGTAATTGGTATCATGATCAGAGAGAGTCAGGAATGCTTGATTTTAAGACGATAGAACGTGAAGGTGTGGTAGTACCCATCATAAGACCTATAACTGACGCTAATGGTATTAAAATAGCTCCAGATCAAAAATTAAAGGACGGAGTATATCCTGAACACTTTGCATATCTAAAATCAGCAAAAATATGTGGTCAAGCTGATTTAGTAACAATTGTTAATGGTAGAGTAAACATTACAGATTATAAAACTAATAAAGAGATAAAAGAGAAAGGTTTTACAAACTGGGAAGGTATAACTTCAAAAATGTATAACCCATTATCACATCTTGATGATTGTAATCTTAATCATTATACTATACAATTAAGCTTGTACATGTATATTATATTAAAGCATAATCCTAAATTAAAACCAGGGAAACTAGTTATTCAACATGTTTCTTTTGAAAAAGAAGGAGATGATAAGTATGGTTATCCAATTACTAAATATATAAATGATGAACCAGTTATAAAAGATATTAAAATGTATGATCTACCGTATTTAAAAGAAGAGGTAAGATCATTAATAATGTGGATAAAAGATAATTCATAGAATCATGAAGATAGAGATATTTAGTATTTTAGATTTTAATGGTAACAAGTGTAATGATCCTCAAATGTTACCTTTATACTTAGATCACTATAGAGAAAAATTTCCTAATTGTATTTTTAATATTCATTTAAGTAATTATCCGGATGATTATGATGGAGAAGAATTTAAAATTCTTAAAACTAAAGATTGTAAAATTAGCAAAATAGAATTAGGAGATAATAGAATGTATTATGCAACACTTCGTGATAACATTATATCACAAGAAGAAATATTAAAAAGTTCTCAAGTTTTTTCAGAGTATGTTAGAAAAGAAACAGATTTTAAGAATAATATATGGAAAAACTCAAATGCAGATTGGGTAATAATATGTGATATTGATGAGTTATTACAGATAGATGAAGAAGAGTTAAAAGAAGAAAAGGGTGATATAATAAGTTTTATAGGTTATCAAATGATAAGATATGATAAAGATGCACTTTTTAGTGATCTAATATGTGGTTATCCTGATTCAATGTTTAATAAAACATCTATATTTAAACCAACCATAGATGATATTAACTATCTTACAGGTTCTCATGCTTGTGAACCAAAGAAAGATGGAAAATTAATTAAGTATGATCAAAAACTTTATCCTTATAGATTGCTACATTATAAAAAAGAAGCAATGGATATGAATGAGTTAGTAAATTATAAAACTACACACCACGGAGTTAAAATTCCTATTGAGGTTGTAAAAAAACATAAACATTCTCCATTCCCATTTGTTATTTCTGAAAAAGGATGGTGGATTACAGAATCTAAAGATGATCCTTTTTATGAAATTGGAGATGATGAAACACTTGCTCAAGAAATGGTTAAATTTTTTAAAAAGGAAAATATTAAAAATATTGCTGATTTTGGGAGTGGTAATGGTTTCTTTGTTAACTATTTTAGAGATAATGGTTTTAATGTTGATGGATATGAAGGAAATCCAAATAACCCTAATATAGTTTTAGATCTTGCAGATACTATATCTTTAGATAAAGAATATGATTGGATAATAAGTCTTGAAGTTGGAGAACATATACCCAAGAAATATGAAGATACATTTATTAAAAACTTACATAATAATAATAAAAAGGGATTAATTATAACTTGGGCTTTAACTGATATGCCTGGATTTGGTCATGTAAATTGTAGAGATGTAGAATATATTAAAAATAAATTTGTAAATTTGGGCTATGAAGTAGATGAAGAAGTAACTAAAAACTTAAGAGATTCATGTAGTAAGTTTTGGTTAATTGGAAGTTTATTAGTATTAAGAAAAAAATAAAAATATGTTAGTAAAACTATTTGATATACAGAACGGGAAGGTAATACCAACTGAACATTGTTATACGTTAAAATTTCTAAAATCTATTATGGATAAATATCCAGATACTCATTTAGATGTATATATGTATTTATTCTATATGACATGTCCAGATCCTGATGTAAATCCTTTCTTTAATGTTCCTGAAGTAGATAAAGAAGAACTTATATTAGATGAAATTAATATGGAAGAATCTTTAGAATGTCCAAAAATAAGATATGCACTTGATAAATGTGCTGAATTATATGAGACTCCAACATTCAGAGCATATAAAGGTATCAAATCTATGATTGATAAATTAGCAAAATATATGGAAAGTACAGCAATTGAACATGGTAGAGATGGTAATATAAATTCTCTTGTTAGTGCTGCTAAGAATTTTGATGCAATTAGACAATCATTTAAAGGAGCATATAATGATATGAAAGAAGAACAAAAAAGTACAGTCCGTGGAGGTCAGGGATTGGCATATGATCAACTATAAAAACTAAAAAAAATGATACAACAAGTTATACCAATAGGAAATAAAATCCTAATTAAACAATTAGCAGTAAAAGAAACTTATGGTAATTCTGGCATTTATATACCAGAAGCACAACAGTCTAAAGAAAATAAAGGACATGTTGTTGCAATAGGTGAAGAAGTAGAAGAAATTAATATTGGAGATTTAATTCAATATGCTAAATTTGCAGATCCTGTTGAAATGGAACATGAAGGAGAAAAACATCTCTTAATAAGAAAAGGAGACATTTTAGCAGTTATCATTGATGTATAAAATTATCCCAACATGGAATAATGGTGTTTGGGAAGAAACAGAGTTTGAGACAATTGAAGATTTTAGAGAATTTATTGATTCAATCTTTAAAGAACCTGGTGAATACAAATTTGATGATACATCTTTTATATTTAATGAAGAAGCAAGAAAATTTAATGATGTAGGTTATTATTGTGATAAACCTTTTAGATCAAAAGATTTTAATAACTATTGGGAGGATCAAAAGAATAAATGTAGAGAGGGAGTTATATATCATAATAAAAGAAAAACTTGGTATTTAACAAGAGATTATTATATGTGGTTAAATTTTCTTCCTATTTATGATAAGGAAGAAAAAGCATATGGATTTGCAAAAGTAAGAGATGCTCAGTATCATATGGCATTATATGAAATAATGGCTGAGATAAATTATAAACACGTTGCAATACTTAAAAAAAGACAGATAGCATCTTCTTATTTTCATATGGGCAAACTTATAAACCAATATTGGTTTGAAGAAGGTTCTGTACTTAAAGTTGGAGCTGCTCTTAAAGATTATATAAATGATAAAGGTTCATGGAAATTTTTAGATGAATATAAGACATTTCTTAATGAACATACTGCATGGTACAGACCTTCTAATCCAGGTAAAGTTTTATTATGGGAACAGAAGATAGAGGTTAGAATAAATAATAGAAAGACTCATAAAGGGCTTATGTCTAAGATTCAAGGGGGTTCATTTGAAAAAAATGCAACAACTGGTGTTGGTGGACCATGTACATACTTCTTTCATGAAGAAGCTGGTATTGCACCTAAGATGGATAAAACTTATGAATACTTACGTCCTGCAATGTCATCTGGTATGTTAACAACAGGTATGTTTATAGCTGCAGGATCAGTTGGAGATCTAGATCATTGTAAACCTTTAAAAACAATGATATTAAATCCAGAAGAAAATGGTATACTTGGTGTAGAAACAAATCTTATGGATGATAAAGGTACTATTGGTATAGCTGGTTTATTTATTCCAGAACAATGGTCAATGCCTCCTTTTATAGATGAGTATGGAAATTCTAAGGTAGAGGAAGCACTTAAAGAAATTAAAAAAGAAAGAGAACAGTGGAAAAAAGATTTAGATGCTGAAGCTTTTCAGCTGAGAGTATCTCAGAAACCAATAGATATTGCAGAAGCATTTGCATATAGAAAAGAATCTATTTTTCCACAAGCATATGTTTCAAAACAAATTAAACGTATTGAAGATAAAGAATACTCATATGAACATATTGAATTAGAAAAGGATCATGGTGTTATAAAAGCATCTAAATCAAACAGACTTCCTATAAATGAATTTCCAGTTAATAAAAAAAGAGAAGATAAAACTGGTGTATTAGTTGTATGGGAAAGGCCAATTAAAGATCCTGGATTTGGAACATATTATGCATCCATTGACCCTGTATCAGAAGGAAAGACAACTACATCAGATTCTTTATGTAGTATTTTTGTATATAAAAATCCTGTTGAAGTTACAAAAGAAACACCAGAAGGATTAGAAACTTTTGTTGAAGGTGATAAAATTGTTGCTTCATGGTGTGGTAGATTTGATGATATAAATAAGACACATGAACAATTATGTTTAATTATAGAGTGGTATAATGCTTGGACATTAGTTGAGAATAATATATCTTTATTTATTCAATATATGATTTCTGAAAAGAAACAAAAGTATTTAGTACCAAGATCACAGATTGTCTTCTTAAAAGATTTAGGATCAAATGCAAATGTATTTCAAGAATACGGATGGAAAAATACAGGTACATTATTTAAAAGTCATCTCATCTCATATGCAATAGAATTTATTAGAGAAGCAATAGATGAAGAAACAGGAGAAGATGGTAAAGTATATAAAACAACATATGGTGTAGAAAGAATTCCTGATAAAATGTTATTAATTGAAATGTCACATTATCATGCCGGATTAAACGTGGATAGACTTGTTTCATTCTCAGCACTTGTAGCTTTCTCAAAGATTCAACAAGCAAATAGAGGTTATATAAAACGTAAAGAGAGAGATAAGTCATTAGAAATGTTGGATAACACACAAAAATTCCGTAAATTAAATATAGGAGCGTATAGAAATATAGGAAGAAATAAATCAAATGGAGGACGTAGACCAAGATCTCCATATAAAAATTTAAAATAATGATTAATAAAACAGGATCCATATTTGAATATTTTACATCATGTACATATCCAATTGGAGATTTTACATATGTATATCAGGCTTCTAGAGTACATTTATTAAAACAGTATGAAGGTAACGTAACTCCATAATTAATAAATGCAAACAATTAATAGAAATAGAATATCATGAAGGTACTTAATGCAATGCAACTTAAAAATGGAGCTAAAGCAAAAAAATCTGCTTTAAATTCTTCATTAACACAACCTCTTCAATTTATATCATCAAAAGAAAAAGATGAAGATTGGGCTGCTTGGAATCTAGATTGGCTAGAGGAGAGAGGTATGGAATATTTAAGGAAAAACGCAAGAAAAATATTAAAAAATTATAAACTTGCAAAAGGTATAATTGATAAGACTGACTATATTGTAGAAGAGGATAATGATTATAAAGAACTTGTTGATGTATTAACTAAAGAAGATGAGTCTGCATTAGAATTAAAGTTTTACCCTATTATACCTAATGTCATTAATGTATTAACTGGTGAATTTTCAAAAAGATATAATAGAGTTCAGTTTAGAGCTGTAGATGATACATCATATAACGAGATGTTAGAATCTAAAAGAAAAATGATTGAACAGAATTTGTTAACTGATGCACGTAACAAATTAACTATTGAAATGATAAATCAAGGTGCTGATCCACAATCAGAAGAATTTCAAAAAGCTATTGATGATGAAAATTTAAAAACACTTCCTGAAATTGAAGATTTCTTTTCAAAAGATTATAGAAGTCTAGTAGAAGAATGGGCAGCTCATCAATTAAAGGTGGATGAAGAAAGATTTAAGATACAAGAATTAGAAGAAAGAGCATTTAGAGATATGCTTATTGCTGATAGAGAATTTTGGCATTTTAAAATGAATGAAGATGATTATAACTTAGAGTTATGGAATCCTGCTTTAACATTCTATCAAAAATCTCCTGATTCAAGATATATATCAGATTCAAATTTTGCTGGTAAGTGTGATATGATGACTGTTGCTGATGTTATTGATAAGTATGGTTATCTTATGACTGAAAAACAATTATCATCATTACAAGAAATACATCCTTCTATTGCAGCAAAGTATCAATTGAGAGGTATGCAAAATGATGGTTCATATTATATAGGATCAAAATCACATGAATGGAATACTACAGGTGATTCATTAGATTATAGAAGATATAACGCAAGTTGGAATAATAATCCTGGTGAAGGTACTGATATTGTAAATTGGATACTTAATGAAGGAGATGATATAAATAGTTGGGGTAATTCAGATATGATGAGAGTTACAACAACATATTGGAAAACTCAAAGAAAAGTAGGTCATTTAACAAGAATAACTACAGATGGAGAAGTTATACAAGGAATAGTTGATGACACATATAAAGTTACTGAAAAACCTATATATAATACACACCTATTTAAACAAAAAACAAAAGAAAATGTTATTGAAGGTGAACATATTGATTGGATATGGATTAATGAAGTTTGGGGTGGAGTTAAAATAGGTCCTAATGCTCCAACATTTGGTAATACAGAAGATTCAGAAATTGATCCAATTTATTTAGGTATTAATAGAACTAAACCAGGTAGAGTACAATATCAATTTAAAGGTGATGATTCACTATATGGATGTAAACTACCAATAGAAGGAAGAGTTTATTCTGATAGAAATACAAGATCTACATCTTTAGTTGATTTAATGAAACCATATCAAATAGGATATAATATGGTTAATAATCAAATAGCAGATATTCTAGTAGATGAATTAGGTACTGTTATTATGTTTGATCAAAACGCATTACCACGTCATTCAATGGGTGAAGATTGGGGTAAAAATAATATGGCTAAAGCTTATGTAGCAATGAAAGATTTTGGTATGATGCCTTTAGATACATCTATTACTAATACAGAGAATGCTACAAACTTTAATCATTATCAAACATTAAACTTGGAACAAACAAATAGATTAATGTCTAGAATTCAATTAGCAAATCATTTTAAAAGTCAAGCATTTGAAGCTATTGGTATTAATCCTCAACGTTTAGGAGCACCAATAGATCAACATACAGCAACAGGTATTACTCAAGCATTACAACAATCATACGCACAGACTGAAACATATTTTGTACAACATTCAGATCATTTAATGCCAAGAGTTCATCAAATGAGAACGGACTTAGCTCAACATTATCATAGTACTAATCCTTCTGTTAGGTTAACATATTTAACATCTGAAGCAGAAAAAGTTAATTTTACTATAAATGGAAAAGATCTCTTACTGAGAGATTTTAATGTTTTTTGTACTACTAAAACAAATCACAGACAAACTTTAGAACAATTAAAGCAAATGGCACTTACAAATAATACTACAGGTGCAAGTATTTATGATCTTGGTAATGTACTTAAAGCTGACTCTATTGCTGAGGTTTCAGATATACTTAAAGATGCTGAAACAAAAACTCAAATGCAGAGAGAGCAAGAAATGCAACAACAACAACAGATGCAACAACAACAACAACAAGCTGCAGCAGAAGAAGCTGAAAAACAAAGAGCATTTGAATCTGAAAAAGCACAAGCTGAAATTGAAAAAGATATTACTGTAGCTGAAATTAGAGCATCAGGATATGGGGCAATGCAGGATATTAATGAAAATAAACAAAGTGACTTCCAGGATGCAATGCAAGATATACGTCAAAGAGATCAATATAGAGAACAGATGAACTTTAAGAGAGAGCAAGCTATTGTTAAAAATTCTAATACAGATCAAAAATTAGATATTGAGAGAGAAAGATTAAATACTCAACGTGAGATTGCTAATAAAAATCTTCAAATAGCAAGAGAGAATAAAAACAAATATGATGTAAAAAGGGAAGATAAGAAGAAGAAAAAGTAATCTTAGCTATATACTGCAAAAAATTTTCAATTAACTATCAAATTTATAAGGTTTAGAGAAAAAACTTTAGTATATTGTATATGTAATAACCAATAATTAAAACCAAATAATATTATGGCAGAAGAAAAAAACATGGATACAACGAGTGTAGAACAAGTAGATGTGAACTTAGATGAGATCTTTAATGGAGCTCCTGGGGCAGATTCTATTACACTTCCAGAAAAAACAGAAGAAAGCAAACCAAATATTTTTTCACGTGAAGGAAAAGTTGATTTAACATTTCTTGATGAAAAAGTTGAGGAAGTTGCTGAGACAGTTGAAGAAAAAGTTGAATCAACTGATGCTGAAGTAAAAACTGAAGCAAAAGAAGAAATAAAAGAAGAGGTTAAAAAACCTGAAGTAACATCTACTGAAGTTGATGAGATTCTTAATGAAGGATTAGAATTAGCAGAAGATGAAGAAAAAAAATCAACTGTTAAAGGTAGAAAGAGAATTGAAGGTATGGCAGATGTCTTTAAGAAAATGATTGAAGACGATCAAATTGTTCCTTTTGATGATGACAAACCTTTAGATGATTATACTGCAAAAGATTGGAAAGAACTTATTCAAGCTAATATGGATGAGAGAGCCAATAAAGTAAGAAGAGAAACACCAAAACAATTCTTTGATAGTTTACCACAAGAATTACAGATTGCAGCTAGATATGTTGCAGATGGTGGACAAGATCTTAAAGGTCTATTTGGAACTTTAGCTCAAGTTGAAGAGACAAAATCATTAGATATTAAGAGTGTACCTGGTCAAGAAAATATTATAAGAGAATATTTAACTGCTACAGGATATGGAACTAGAGAAGATATTGAAGAAGAAATAGAAATTTGGAAAGATTTAGGAAAGCTTGAGAAACAAGCAGCTAAATTTAAACCAAAATTAGATAAAATGTCAGAAGCTGTTGTTGCTAGAAAATTACAAGAACAACAAATGAAACAAGCACAACAACAAAAGGCATCAGAAAATTATATGGCTAATGTATATGAGACATTAAAAGAAGGTAAATTAGGAGAAATTAAAGTTAATAAAAAAACTCAATCCATGTTATATAATGGATTAGTTAGTCCAAATTACCCGTCTATATCAGGCCAAAATACAAATTTATTAGGACATTTATTAGAGAAGTATCAATTTGTTGAACCAAATTATACTTTAGTATCAGAAGCATTATGGTTATTAGCTGATCCAGATGGATATAAAAGTCAGTTAAAGAATCAAGGAACTAATGCAGCTGTTGAACAAACAGTTAGAAAATTAAAGACCGCTCAAGCTAATAAAAATGCTTCCACTAATGTTGCTAATAATGAAGACTCTGGGAAAAGAACTAAGAGGAGAACTCTTCCAAGAGGAAATAATATATTTAAAAGATTTTAACAACAACAATAATTATTAATTAAAAAACGTGAAAAAATGGCAACACAAGTTTTAAACAACGGTCTCTTCCTCAGAGACACAAATTATAAAGCTAGTTCTCATATTGATTCATATCACTTAACTAATATGCTTGGTAACGCAGAACCAATGGACATGGGTCCAATTGATCTGTGGGCAATGACGCAAAAGGTAGAAATGCCTTTATATCAAATGGCATCTTTTGGTGGTAAGAATACAATTATGGTGGACAATGCTAGAGGAGAGTACAAATGGCAGACCCCTATATCTCAGGAATTACCGCAGATTGTAGGTGATGTTATATGTGAAGGTGGTAGTAGAACCTTAGGTGCAGATGGTGTACCTTTCAAGATTAAATTATCTACAAGAGAATTTGGTCATGGAGATATTATTACTTATGATAAGTACAATGGTCTAGAATTATATGTTACTGCTGATGATATTGTTCAGTCAGGTGACGGATGGATCTATACTGTTGAACTTGTTAATAATAATAGTACTGCTTCATTAGATGCTAATAAGTATTTAAAAATAGGTACTAAATTCTTTAGAAAAGGTTCTGCAAGAGGTGAATATGGAGAAAGATTCTCTGATATTCAAGTAGGAACAGGATTTAGAGAGTTCTATAACTTTGTTGGAGGTGCTGAAGCACATGTTCATTATACAATTTCTTCTAGAGCAGATTTAATGCTTAAAGGTGGAATGAATGCTGATGGTACTGTACCTGTAACAGAGATCTGGAGAAACTTTGATCAAAATTTAGATCCTTCTTTATCTTCTATTGAAGACATTGCATCAGTAATGGGTAAAGATTATGTTAAAAAAGCATTTGATAATGGTTCTCTTTCTAGAACGTTCTTAACTTCTATGGAAGCTGCACACTTATCAAAAATTGCTAATGACATTGAGACTTACTTAATGTGGGGTAATGGAGGTAGAATTAAACAAGATGGGCCGGATGATTTAAGATTATCAGTAGGTTTATGGAAACAATTAGATAACTCATTCAAAAGAGTATACAACAAGTCAGCATTTAGCTTGGATATGTTCAAAAATGAATTATATAATTTCTATGCTGGTAAAGTTGAATTTGATGGACCAGATCCAAAACGTCAATTAGTAGTTCAAACAGGTATTGGTGGTATGCAGTTAGTAAATGCTGCAATTGCTGCTGAAGCTGCTGCGAATACTGCTATGGTTACAAATGCTGATAACATTGGAGCTGTAACAGGAAAAGGAATGGACTTAGGATATGGATTTGCATATACTAGTTACATAATTCCTTTCTTAGCTAATGTTAAGTTTGTATTAAACCCAGCGTTTGATAACTTACATACTAATGACATTGAGAATCCATTAGTAGATGGTAGACCTTTATCTTCTTATAGTTTCATCATTTTTGATGTAACTGATGAAGGAAGTGATAACATCCACTTATTGAAACTATCTTGGGATAACGCTTTAAAGTGGTTCTACCAAAATGGTACTATGGATTATATGGGAAGAACTCAAGGGTTTGCATCTTCTGGTCATTTCAACGGTTACCGTGTAATGATGACTCAGACCATGCCAGCTGTATGGGTTAAGGATCCAACTAAAGTCCTTAAAATTGTAATGAAGAATCCTGTAACAGGAGGATCATTCTAATTTTAGTTAACTATATGAAAGAAGGGGGAGCCTAGTGCTCCTCCCTATTTCTTTTAAACCAATTAATAATTATAAAAAACTAGTAAAATGGGTAAAGATTCAGTAACAATTATAGAAAAGTATCAGCAGGGTAAAAGTCATGCCATTGCTGTACGTCCATATTTTGATGCAACAAAAGATAATATGGGTTTAGAAAAATATAAAATGACTCTATTTGAAGGAGTATGGCACCATGAGGCTTTAACATGTTTAGAAAGAAATGGTGTAACAAGATATATAACAGGCTTAAACGAGTTTGCACCAGAAGTAAAAGTATTACCTCCTGAAGAAAAAGAAGCAAAAATAAAAGAAATTAGAGAGGTGGTTTGTCAACTTGAAAAAGAATTAGCTGCAAATGTAATTGATCCAAAAGATAAAGACTTTTGGTCAAAGGTTCAAGTATTACAACCAAATAATGATAAATTTTGGGATAAAATATTACTTAAGTGTAGTAATGATCCTCTTTATTTAGATCCAGCAAAAGATCCTTTTGATTTAATTAAACTATATGCTATTGAAGCAGGAGGATTTTCAATAGTTGCTAAAAGTCTTGAAGAGGCAAAGTCATCAGGTACAAGATTTTATTTAGATAAAGTTAAAGAAACAACCTCAACAAGAACAAAATTAACCAAATTAAGAAATAAAGCTCTTGCATCATTACAGAACTTATATGATACTGATACAACAAAATTACTATATGTAACTAAAGTTATTCATAGTAATAGTACACAATATCTTCATAGTACTCCTGTTGATGTATTATATGAAGAAATGGATGCATTCATTAATGGAGAACGCCATGATAAATCAAAAAAGAGAGCTGCAGAAGAGTTTATAAAAATAGCTGGTTCATCAATGGAAGATTTAAAAATTAGAGCATTAATTAAAGATTGTTTAGCTAATGGTTTAATGGATACTAAATCTGATGGATTTATTGTTGATAAATATTCTGGTGAGAAATTAGGAAAGAGACCTCTTGAGGTTCTTGACTTTTTAAAGAATCCTAAAAATGATGATATATTAACAAGGTATATGACTGAAATTGAACCTATTTGGAATTAGACAATGAATAATGCTACACTACAAATAAAGTTTACACAAAGGTTAAATAAATTAGCTAGTAATGATTATGATAATATAGAATGCTGGCAAATTGTTGAAGCTTTTAATAAAGCACAAATTGAGTGGTGTAGAAGACAACTTCATGGTAATAATATGTATAAGGAAGGGGATGAGGCATCTAAGCGTAGAATAGATGACCTCCAACCTTTACTTACTAATCAAATACTTATTGGTTCTTCAAATAGTGAATATTTCAAAGGAACAAATTTTCCAGTTAACTATTTAGAGTATAAGAGAGTAAGTACAGATGCAACTAATGAATGTTGTAAAGAGCCAAGATCAATGACAGTTTATTTAGCAGAGGAAGCTAATATAGATCTTATAATGAGAGATCCACTAAAAAGACCAGACTTTGAATGGGGTGAAACATTTTGTACATTACATTCAAATAATATAAAAATATATAAAAGAGATTTTGATATTGTAGATCCTGTATTAACATTTTATAGAAAACCAGTAAATATTGAAATAGAAGGGTGTATAGATCCATATACACAACTAGCTACTGTGACAGATGTAGAATGTGAATTTAAAGATGATATAGCAGAAATCATTATTGATGAAGCTGTAGCAATTATTGCTGGAGATATTGATGCTGTAAATCAGTATATTAGAGGATCACAATATGCAGAAAAAAATAATTAACAATTTGTTTACTTAGTAAATAAGTTGTATATTATATATATACAAGGATGCGGGTTTAGGTTTGGCTCCCTTCATTCTGGTGGAATAAAGTCATTCTGTTTGTAAATAAATAAAGTCCTCTGATAGAAAAGGGGCATTAGAAAAAATGAGTTATTTTAATCACGCTTATAGAAAAAGCATGTTAGCCGCTGCTGTTGCTTCAACAGATACTGCAACAAGTGCGTTTGGTGCTGGAACCATAGGTCTTGTAGACGCTTCAACTTACAAAGCTCTTGATCCAACTGTAACAGCAATACCAGCTAACACAGACGTTTTACTTGTACAAGGAAACTACAATACTACAGACACTATTGGAGGTAATCCTCTTCATGGTGGGTATTCTGAGTCAATTAAGTCTAAAATTATTAAACCGAAGTTTATAACAAAAGTATGGACACAAGCTTGTACTTCTGCTTGTACTGCTGCTGATGTTACTGTAACTGTACCAGACGACTGTTATCCTTGTGGTTCACATCCTCAATTAAGGATTGATCTTAAAGGTGACAATATACAGAGATTCTTAGGAAGAAACAATTATTTTATTGCTGATTTAACAGGATGTTGTGCTGGAGTAGAAGGTGCAACTGATTTTACAGGAACAGAAGTTGCTTCTGGTTGGAAAGATGCTATTAATAATGATCCAACAATTGGACCATTTGTTACTGCAACAAATGCTGCTGGAGTATTAACACTTAGTTTAAAATGTCCAGATGAGACTTACTTTGATGATTGTTCATTTGATACTAGAGATTGGTACGGAACAACTCCTATTACTATGGTAGTTTCTGTACTTGATGATGATGGAGATGCTTGTACAGATCCTTGTGCTACACTTACTCCTTTAGATTCAACTAATCCTGCTACTACATCAGTTACAACTTTACCACAAGAAACAAGTGGTGAAACAGTACTAAGAGATCTTATCTTAGATGGAAGATACCGTCAAGATGGTGGTCATAATCAAGGTAATAAGGATTCTGCTAGATTTAGAGAAATTGAAGGTGGAGATGCTTTAATTGCTGCAGTTAATCCT